AAAGTAGGAAGAGTAGGAAGAGTAGGAAGAGTAGCAGGAGACAAAGTAGGAAGAGTAGCATGAGACAAAGTAGGAAGAGTAGGAAGAGTAGGAAGAGTAGCAGGAGACAAAGTAGGAAGAGTAGGAGACAAAGTATGAAGAGTAGGAAGACAAGTCGTAAAAGTATACGGCCACATATTCAGATTGCGACGGTGAACGCATATCTTCAGGCTGATTGTGAGCCATTCTATAGGCATCTTGCAAATAAACTAAAACTGTTAGGTAACCCAGATATTGTGTGCCTGCAAGAGTCGCCGACGAAAGAAGCTTTGGAAAAGAGCGAATTAGGAGAATATTATGAAGTAATATGTGTGTCTTCCCCAATATTGGATGATGACTGTTGTGAGAGACTTGTGACAATGAAGTCAAAGGACTCAAAATGGCGCTTCAAGAAATGCTACACGATGGTATTAAAACAGTGTGCTACAGATCGTGTAATACAACTTGTGACAGTATCGTGTGGGGCTATCGAGATACGCATAGGGAACTTACATCTATGTGGAGGTAAATACGACGACGAAGAATATGAGTCCGCTGCCCTCTCTAAACTTCGTTCCATAAAAGAAGAGGCAATAATCTCTCTTAAAAGCGCTGATGTTATTGTCGGTGATTTTAATAGCCTGGATAATCCGTTCAAGCAAAAGAACTATATTAAGTATATTCGTGAGATTGGATGGAATGATGACCAAATTAAAACATGGAACGAGGCTCCCTTTGACAAGTTGAAATCTTTTGGGTACCTGCGCGCGAAATACACCAAATCTACTTCCATGTTTGGAGGAACACCTGATGCCGTGTGGTATCGCCCAGATCTTGTTCCAATCAAGATACACGGAATAGATATGGGTGCCAAAACGCAACTCGCATCAGATCACAATGGCATATCTGTGGAATTTAGCGTATAACTTGGTGCCAGAAGTAATATCCGTTATTTATTGGATACCTATTTTTAACATACGATGTCTATCTTTTTCTAGCATGACAATGAAATACAGGGCTTTGTTGATTGGCTGTAACATAGACTCTCATAGGTCTCTGTAGATAGAAGATTTAAAGATATCTGCATAACGTACCATGAAGATATCCGAAGATGTGTTTGTCAACCGAGTAACAGCGTTTCTCGGTACAGACCATATCCAGTTTATGTCCGGAGTAAGTCATTACTTTCACGATATCATCAAAACGAATTACAAAATCATACGCGCGAACTGTACTCAAACACGTCCCCTGTGTGTTGAATGTTACGCCCCACTACGTTGGAGAATAGAAAGTGAAGACCTTGAAGATTGGGATGAATTCGGCGTTAGTAATACTCCCTCCTCAAGGTCACCCTGTCGATATTATGATTATGACCTTCCAACAGAAGTACAATGTACGAGATGTAGCAAGATGTACATTATGTGTCCATGTTGTTTCAAGCCCTTTACGTTCCTTGGAAACTGTGGATATACAGACAGAAATTATTCATCCGACCGCAAATTCAGCCGCGAATTCCGTCCGAATGCCGTGTTAACTGACACTATAATTGGAGACGCATTGGCATACGCATTAGATTACGATATCGAAAAATATGCAAATGAGATCGAAGAAGCTAAAACAGCTAGCTATGACTACTTATTAGTACATCCAGAAGACATATATCCTGACTCAATAAACACATTCATTCCTTTTTACGTTGGAGATTGTGAGAATCCAAGCTATTCCGACGTCGATATACTAACGGGTCCAGACGGAGGTATACCTTTCTACTACGGCTGTCGATACTGTAAATATAGTACTAGTTACGTCGATAAATAATCTATGTCGTACTCTCCGTTTAAGAATCGTGTACTGCATTCTTATGATATTTAATATCTTTTTCGTGAACAAATACTCACGAAACATATAATTATTCTCTTCTACAAATTTGAACGCTTATCTATGCAATTCAGTGTATGAATCGTTATCTAATGTATCTAGGATTTCGTATCTCGTTCGCTATTCCAGAAACTTCTCAACCATCTCCATCATCTGACTATAATCAATCTTATCATTCTCAAACAACTCAAGAAACTTCAACTTCATTCTGTCTCTCGGTTCCATACACTCTCGATTCTCTTCTTTAGCTGGACGGCGCACGTACTCATCTACTGCATCTATTGCCCATCTGAGGTCTTCCTCGCTGTTTGCCATGAAACATTCCTTTCCGTATATACAAGGCATACCCATTTCTCGAACAACCCGCTTCGCATACTTCTCAGCCCCCGATATCGCGCTTCTACTCTTACCATCCAGAACTCGCACTAATTTGAACTTATCCAAACACTTATTACCCGCATGAGCCGTCTCCCTATTATCAATGTTAGATGATACTCCTAGTTTGAATAGCACAGCATTATCCGGAATATCGTCAATCGCCAACTCAATCCCATCACTATCCTCAAAGATACCAAAATACAAAACATCCTTATCACTGTATGGGCGCAAATCCAGAGCTATTATGTCTCTGAATGATTTCTGGATCTCTTCATCACTCTTCTCCTGTCCTAGAGTTACGGAACCTGTAACAAGAAGCTCGCGTGTCCATCTGCTCACTTGGATTGCAAATTCTGGTGATACCCATTGTGCAATTTGAATAGCTATATCAGGATGTGCAAATGTTCCTTGGGTATCGATACTACCTCCTTTGACAGATTGTAAAATATCGATGATGGGAATTCTACTCATCGCAGAAAAAGTGTTAATCAACTCAGTAGATGTTTTGTTCTTCTTCCATTCTCGGATATCTTTACCGCCTGCCTTACAGAGAGATGTTACATTAATATAACCATCTTGTCTCATACGAATAGGTACAAATTTATCTCCTGCCTTGAGATTACATACAAGGATACTGTCTCCTTTACTTTTAAATTGATTATGAGGTCTCTGCTCCAACTCTTTGTTTTCAAGTTCAAGAGCCGCGACTTTCTCCTCAAGTTTTTTGATCCACGAGGTAACCTGTACCGCGAATTCCGGAGAAATCCATTGCGCAAGATGTATAGCTACTTTCCGGTGTACCCAAGTGCCTTGATTAGTTCCGCCTTGTTTTGACTGAATTAATTCCGTGGCTGGAATTCCAGCCACGGATCTTAATACATCGAGATACGCTTTGGTATTCGCGTTCTGGAAGTAATTTTTCCAGAGTTTTCCACCTGCCTTGCATAACTCTGTAGCATCAATGTAACCATCGGATCTCATAGCAACTGGTATTGACTTCCGGTGTACCCAAGTATGACGTTCACTATTGGCACCTGCTTGAACCTTAATAAGATCGACTGCGCTAATACGCGTACTCGTCTCAAGAGCCTTTATATATGCTTGTGTATCTGCTGAACGCGTATAATTGTTCAACCGTTTTTCTCCTGCTTGACATAACGCTGTAGCATCTATATATCCATCGGATCTCATATACACTGGTATTGACTGTCCATTACATTGGAGTTGACATACAAATGTATTGTTGGGATTGAGAGAAGGTCTTTGTGACTCAATAGATATTATTCGATCAGTTAACTCACGATTCTCTTTCTTGATCTCCTCGATCCACGAGGTAACCTGTACCGCAAATTCCGGAGAAATCCATTGCGCAAGATGTATAGCTACTTTCCGGTGTACCCAAGTATGACGTTCACCATTGGCACCTGCTTGAGCCTTAATAAGATCGACGGTCGGAAATCCGACCGTCGGAATTCCGACCACGCGTTCTAAGACACATAGAAATTCTTTGGTTTTATCATTTGAAGGTCGGTGAAGAAAAGCATCGACTTTTTTGCTAATCGGTTCCAAGCCTTGCAGTCTTTTCTTCCCTGCTTTGCATATCTCGGTAACATTGATATAACCATCTTCCTCACACATAATAATGGTACACGCGTTTAGAGTCGTCTGTTTTTCTGTCATGACTTTTACACAATTTGGAAGTTGCAGTAGCGTCATTACATCGAGTCTGAAGTTTCTTCTCTAAATTTATCCACTTGAATTTGAAGGACTGATGCAAGAACACAATTTTTGTGAATCAATTATTCCACAATTCCATCATCTGCATATATTGGTCAAAAGTTATCACAGCTCTGTCAACCATGTCTAACGCTTTCATCATCCTCTTCTCCTTCATCACATACACATCCGTACTCTCGACATTATCTACCATCTCCTCCAATCTATCGATCACCATTTTTAATTCCCTCGCCGTAGTCATCATTGTCTCTTTACTCTTCATATACGGAAACATTAACTTATTCATCTCCGCTATCCTCTTCGTTTCCTTCTCTAAATATGACACCTCTCTCCTACTCCCCCCAGATATCACACTCACTATTCTGAAGTCCCTCATCGTCTTATCCCTACTATGCGTATCAATCCGGTCCTCCAATTCTGACGACACTCCAAACTTACAAAGGAACTTACCCTCCGGAATCTCTACATCACTTTTCTCGGTCGGCTCGAACCTTCCGAAATACAACGCATCCTTATCATAATATGGTCGTGCATCTATCCCCAACCTACTCCTAAAATTCTCTTCAATCTCCTCATCCGTATTCTCCTGTCCTAGAGTTACAGAACCTGTAACAAGAAGCTCGCGTGTCCATCTGCTCACTTGGATTGCAAATTCTGGTGATACCCATTGTGCAATTTGAATAGCTATATCAGGATGTGCAAATGTACCTCCCGTATGTTGACCCGATTGCGACTGCAAAATCGAACTGACAGGAATTCCGGTCAGTTGAGAAAGTGAGTTGATCAGGTTAGTAGATGATTTGTTTTCTTTCCACTTCCGAATATCCTTGCCGCCTGCCTTGCAGAGAGATGTTACATTAATATAACCATCTTGCCTCATACGAATAGGTATAAATTTATCTCCTGCCTTGAGATTACATACGAGGATACTGTCTCCTTTACTTTTAAATTGATTATGAGGTCTCTGCTCCAACTCTTTGTTTTCAAGTTCAAGAGCCACGACTTTCTCCTCAAGTTTTTTGATCCACGAGGTAACATGTACCGCGAACTCGGGTGAAATCCATTGTGCTATGTTTATAGCAACCTGAGGATGAGCCCAAGCATGCCTATCGCCGTTCCCGCCATTATGGAACTTGATTAAGTCGACGGTGCAATTTTGCACCGTCGATGATAAGACTTGTAAGAAGGCTTTCGATTTTGATGAACGCATCCATGTCTTTAGTTCGCGCTTACCTGCCTTACATAATTCAGTAATATTAACATATCCGTCTTCTTCACGCATTATGATAGTACGAGAGTTCAGCGTTAACTGTTTTGTATCATTGTCTTTACGTAGTTTGGGTGCTGTCGGGTTGTTTGTACATTCGCTCATTTCCTCTTCACCTTCCTCTTCACCTTCCTCTTCACTTTCCTCTTCACTTTCCTCTTCACTCTCTTCCTCTCGATTCAGTAGTATGAAGGATTTGATTAGCTTTCCAACCTTCGGTCGTGGCTTGCTCTTCTCACAGTATTCCAGAAATGCGAGAGAGCCTTCTCGATCGCCAAACGAACATCGCATCCGGAACTCATCATTGGTTTGATTAGATGATTCTACACACTCTGTTGGTAAGGCTTTATAGGATACAGTCTTCTTCCACGCTCGAATATCGATGCCGTAGACAGTGGAAATATCAGTCAAGTTTATGCGACCTGTTTCTCTGTCGGCGCGGATGAACATACGGATATCATCAATGGATGGGAGTTCCTGGAAATATGGATCAGATATACTGGCACGCTCGCGGTACATGCCGGGGATCTGGCTGGCTAACTTCGTCCCGTATTGTAGCGGTTTATGCTTCTTTTCCCCAAGCCAGTCACCAAATGCTTTGAAGGCCTCAAGTGAAAACCAGCTTCCAGTGTTCTTATGTGTCCAAACACACTTAAACACCCCATATGTCTTGTCTAGTTTGGCAATCAACTCTTTCGCGAGTTTTGTCCGTTTCCAGCGTTCACCTGTACTTTCTATTCCATTACAGACGCTGTTCACGTTGACAAATAGTCGACTGTAGGCTGGAGAGACATGGACAATATGTTTCTCGTTATCTATATAGCATTGCAATGGCGTGTGGTCGCGAATGAGATTCATACGTCTTAGAATCAATGCCTTAAATCAGTTTTTTTTGCTGACATGAACAGAAAATATATTGGCATCTTTTTTCGGGAGCATTTGCTCACGAAACATGTATAATTAGACTGTTGTACAAGGAGTGAGAGATAGGATGATAGTCACGGTTCGTTTAGGGACACTTGTGCCTGATCACTATGTTTCCTTCTGAGATGTACGCCTAGGCTATCCTTTGAGCAGTACATCAACCCGCAATGAGAACATTCAAATTCTTCTTGTTTTCCTTTCTTGCAATCCTTCTTTGCCTTCTTAAAACATTCCTTGCAGTAAGAATGCCGTCCGTCTTTCGATGCTGAATGCACGTTGAACTGATCTAATGGTTTCACGATATCACACTTCCTACATATCTTATCTGTAACATTCATCTTCACTTTTGCCTTGTATTCGAGTGTTTTCGCAGTCTTACATTTCTTGCAATAACATGACTTGCCATCTGGCCTTCTTGAGTCAAGGCCAAACTCACTCTTATTCATCTCTTTATTGCACCGCGCACATACTTTCTTATCGCTTGTAACATTCGCAAGAGCTTTCTTTGTCTTCTCACTCAGTATAGAGTATGTCTCATCTTCCTTGTTCATTAGATGCCCATACTCGTCTGCGAAATTCTCGTTCTCCTGATGCGGAGCATCAGGATATAATGCGAGTATTGTTCTAACACTTGCAATCATGTCTTTAATTGGAACATTGTAAATTCCCTCTCTATTCTGTTGTCTATTGTTCTTATACATTCTCTGGATATGCTTCTCAATTAGAGCGGCATCCGGACTATGACAAGCGTATAATATCTTAACTGTACATGGAAATGCTGTAGTGTAATACACGTTTCGCTCAGATAAATTCCCACTATATCCAGGTTTTGAGAACGAACAGTCGTCTGGATTGCCCATTATATAGAAGCAAGGACCCTTTTTAAACTTACGTCTCGTGCGCTTTTGCAAATGTTGGTCGTAGCGTCGTTGTATATCGACAGTCATGAATTTTTGCACTTCGAGATCTGCATCTTTCTCCTGCAGTTGGTCATCCTTTTCCCTCAACTCTTCATCTTTTTCTTTCAGTTGTTGGAGAAGGTATTCTAACTCCTTGGATATTTCTCCTTCGCTCTTTTCCTCTCCGAGTTTCACTTCCTTTGTTATGATCAATTCTCGTACCCATTTTGATACCTGTAGACCAAATGATGGGCTGCACCATTGTGCAAGATGTATACCAAGATCCGGGTGCACCCAAGTGCCTTGTTTGCGATCTGTAGAATTCCCTCTTAATACTTGAATGAACTGTGATGAAACTCCATTTGGAGTTTCACGTTTCGCTTCTTCTTTCTCAAGTTTCTTTACCAATTCCTGTGTATCATTACTCTTTGACCAACTCCATATCCTCTTCTTTGCCGCTTGACATAAACCCGTGCCGTATATGTATCCATCTTCTCGCATTGGGATAGTGAATTCGCTCTCATCATCCAAAGTCAGTTTACAGTTGAAGAACTCTCCTTCTTTTTCAAATGTTCGTGTTGTTGTGGTTGCTTCTATGATCAACTAATTGATTCCAGTTTCTGGATGATGCAAACACATCATCGCGTTTCTTGAGGCAAATGTCTGACGGAGATGTATACATACGTATTCAACCGTGTCGTGGGAGGAATTATGATAGTGATTGGGTGATTTTATTCATTTTGGGGGTGATTCGTGGGATAATAGAGTGTATGAGAGGATGTGAGCGGAGAAATCGTTGATTCGTTTAATAGGGGCTTAGAGCGTGATTTTGTGATTTGCAAATTATTTTCTTGGGTAGTACCAAATGGCAAGCATCTGTACATCGAACGTAACCTCTGGGTTCATTGATCTCGCGACATTCGACGAAATCGAAAAATATCTCTATGGTGGCCCTGATGCCACCGCGTACTTTGTACGTGAGACCAGAAAATCTACTTGGTTTACACAGGTTCCTGTGGTTCTATCCCGTGCATCCGGAAGTCCCGCGTTCAATACAGAATGGTCTGTGAGCATTTCTCGTGCTGGTGATTATCTTCTCCAGACTTGGCTTCGACTCACCACACCTTCGGTCACCCTCGCAGTCGGTAATCAATTCGGCGCGAATGGTCGCCTCAGGTGGACCCGTAATTTCATGCATAACATCATGCGTGAGTGTTGTATCACCTTTAACGATCTTGTAGCTGCTCGCTTTGACAACTACCATCTTGATTTCTGGGCTGCCTTCACTGTCCCTGCCGGCAAGAGGAATGGCTATAATAACATGATAGGTAATTTTGACAGTTTGACAGGACCTACAGCTGCTGGCGGTACTATTCCGGCGTTCACCCTCAATTTGCCTCTACCATTCTTCTATGGTCGTGACAGTGGGGTTGCCTTGCCAACTGCTGCGTTGCCTTACAATGACATGAGGATTAACTTTTCGTTCAGAAACTGGTCTGATTTGTTGATTTTGGACAATCTTGCTGCGGCTGCGGGAACTGATCCTCGTACTACGCCAACTGTTGCTACTGACTTG